AATTAAAAAAAAAAAAATATGCTTACTTTAAAAAAAAATAAAAAAAAAAAAATATCTGGAATAGAGGCAAAATTATTAAAAAAATGTAAAAATTTATCTTTTATAAAAAAAGAAAAAGATGAAAATTCTGATGAAGAAAGTTTTTCAGAATAACAACACCCCAACTTTTTTAAGTTTTTTTTTTATTTATTAAATTTGATTTTAAAAAATAAGATAAAATTAATTTAATTTAAAATGAATAATTTATTAAATTTTATTACTCGAAAACTAGAAAATAAAAAAAATAATTGGATAAACTTAAATGTTAATAATGAATTTACTCAAACTATTAATATACCTAAAACAGATACATATTTTAATCTTGCATCTACTTTTAATAATTTTTCTATAAATAATATTGAATTTAAAATAAATAAAAATTTAAATAATATTTTAAGCTCAATTTTATATGCTATTTCTAATTTATTTAAATTACAAACAAATCAATTAAAATTAGAATATATTAACACTTTAAAAAAATATTTAGCAAATAATCTTGATAATTTTTATTATAAATTTGGATATAATAAAAATAAAAAAATAAAAAAAGAATATTTAGTTAAAAATTTACTTTATGAAAAAAATTTAAATGAAATGTCAATAATTTATTTATTAGATTATTTTAATTTAAATTTATTAATTTATGAAAATAATAATTTAAGTTTTTGGAATAATAAAAGAAATGACAATATTTTAACAATATTACTTTTTAAATCTGATAATAAATTCTATTACATTGAATCTGATAAATATTTTAATCCAATTTTACCTTCAAATTTAAACAAAATATTAAATGAAAATACTGATGATAATATTAATAACATTACTACTAACAATGATGATATTAATATTGATAACATTACTAATAATAATATTGATAACATTACTACTAATAATAATATTGATAACATTACTACTAATAATAATATTGATAATATTACTAACAATAATAATAACAATACAACTCCTAATAAAAATAATGAAAAAATAAAATTAAAAAAAATTACAAATTATAAATTATTAGATTTACAAAACTTAGCAGAAATATATAAAATTAAAACAACTAAAAAGGGAAAAACAAAGACAATTAATAAAACAAAAAATGAATTATACACAATTTTAAAAGAAATACTTTAAGGTATTTTAAATAGTTTTATTTTTTTTTAATTTTTAAAACATTAATTATATAAATAAATTTGTAATTATAAATTATAAAATAAAAACAAAATGAAAAATTTATTTGGAGAAAATGATTTTGAAAAGATATTATTAATGTTATATTTAAGTATAAAAAATGAAAATTTAGAATTTGAATGTAGAATTAAAAAACAAGGAGCAAAATCAAACATAAGTTATATTGATTTTAAAAAAATAATATCTTATTTGAAACAAAATGGATACGAAATGGATAATATAAATGATTTTAATCAAGAAAGTAATTTTAAAACTATAAAAAATACGACATTAGATTGTATTTATAAACAAAATCATAGAATGGTAATAGATAATGAGAATATTGAAAATTTTTGTAATAAACGTTCATATGATAAATCATTTTTAAAAAAAGAGCAATGTATTATTTATTTAAAAGATGAAAAAGACATTACAATTAAACATTTAAAAGATTTAGACAACAAAGAGAAAGGGTCTAATATAATTTTATCAGCAAAATCTGAAATTAATGAACAATTAAAAATTAGTTTAGAAAAAAAGAAAAAACTTCAAAATTTAAATTTAACCCTGGTGCCGTTCCAAAATAAAAATAAAAATCAAAAATGTTTTATAATAAAACCTGTTATTAATGATTATCAGATAACATTTGATTTAAAACATGAAAAAAAGATTAAAGAAAAATATATTAATAAATTTCAAAATTTTAGACTTAAAAAAAGATTTACATTTAGAAAAAAAGGAGATAATTATTTTAAAATTGATTTAACCATAGTAAGATCAACATTTAATAATCAAAATATTTATTTTAATAAATATGAAAAAAAATACAAAAATATATTAGAAACATCATTATTTACAGAAAATGAAACATTTGAAATAGAAATAGAATTAGATAATGATAAAGTAAATAAAAAAACAAAAATTAAAGATTTAATTCAAAAATTACATCAACATTTAAAAATATTATATCACTTAGTTAATGATACAGAACATATAATAAATAACGAAGAAACTATAATAATTAAAAAACAATTACAATTATTAGTAAATAACACAATTAATAAAAGTTTAAAAAGATGGTTTATTGAAACATTCATTGAGCCAAAAAACAAAACAGAGATAGAAAATTTAATTAAAAATGAAAAATATGATACATATTTTAAAGATCCAAAAGATGTAAAAAGATTAAATGATATAAAGAAAAATAATTTATTCATATCTCCGTGTTGTGTTAGTTTTGAACAAAAACATTTAGATTCTGAAAATGATGTAAATATTACTACTAGTGAGAAGAATGATGTTTTTTATACTGTAACTGATAAAGCTGATGGAGAAGCAAGTTTATTATTTATAAATGATAACAATGAGTGTTTTTTAATTAATAAAAATCTAATAGTTACAAGATTTATAAATGAAAAAATAAAGTTAAAAAATGTTTTATTAAATGGTGAATTAATTATAACAAATAGTATTAAAACATTTTTAGCATTTGATTGTTATATTTATGATAATATAGATTATACAAAACAACCTTTTATTTTAATAAAAGGAGATAAGTATAAAGGTGGAATAGTAACACCAGCTGATATTGATGAAACAAGATATACTAAATTAAGAGATATAGAAAGAATATGGAATCTAGAGTTAAAAAATCAAAATAAATTTTTTATTTCAAAATTTTATCCAGAAAATAAAGAAGAAAAGGAAAAAGGAAATATTTTTTATTGGTCAAAACATATTTGGAAAACTTTTATTAATAATCAAAATACAGAATTAAATAATTTTAAAGAATATTCTCATAAATTTGAAGATGAAACTGGTCAAATTATTGATTATAAATATAATTATAATAATAATTCACCATATTATAAATTAGATGGTTTAATTTATACACCAGGAAATAAACCAGTTGGTTGGTCTAAAAGTCAACCAAAAAATCGTACAAATATTTCAAATACTTGGAATTATAATTTAAAATGGAAACCAAAACATGAAAATACATTAGATTTATTTGTTGAAATATTAGATAAAGAATATGAATTAGATGATATTAAATATAAAGAATTACACTTATATTGTGGTAAATTTATTTATAATGATAATTGTGATGAGACAAGTATGTCATATAAAGAAAAAGTTTTATTTCAACCAATTAGTCCTGTGGATAAAAATGCTTATATTGCTTATATAAAATTAACAAAAAATGGTAATTTATTAACACAAGAAGGTGATTTAATTAAAGATGGTACAATTGTTGAATTTGAGTATAAAAAAGATGAAACCTCTATTTTCAAATGGATTCCAAAAAGAAATAGATATGATAAAATAAATAAATATAAAAAAAAAAATGGTTATAAAACAACCAATTTTAATAATTATAAAAGTATGTTTCAATTACCATTTAAATATGATCATAAATACAGAAAACAACACAATGTAAAAAATGAGAAAAGAAAGATAATTGAAATTTTAATATATATATTAAATAATTTAGATGAAAATGATAAAAAATCACATTATATAGATAAATTAAATGAAATAGATAAGAATTCTGTATTAAATAATTATAACAATAAAAATAATTATAAAAATTGTAATTTTTGTGGAGAAAAACATAATAAAGATAAAGATACAGATAAATATGAACAAGAAAATATTTGCAGAATAAACAATATAAATAAAGATTTTTTAAATTTTTTTAAACAGTTTAAACAAATATTAAAAGATTTATTTGAAGAAAGATTAATTAAAACAGACAAAGATTTTTTACCAACTTTCAAGAAATACAAATTTGTTGATACCAGCATGGCAGGAACTACGACAGATAATATTACTGCAACACCAGTAGCACCTGTGACGGTGCCCGCAGAACAAAAGACATTTGGAGACTATATAGATTTATTTGAAAAAGAAGTATTATTAACAGAAAATAAAACTAAAACACATTTTCACAACAAATTTAAATATTTATTAGATAGAAATCAAAATAATAAATTAAAAATTTTGAGTGTTTTAAGAAATAATATTAAAAATTATAAATTAACAAATTTTGATATTGGAGAAAATCGTTTTAATTTAAAAATTTTGTATGAATCATTAAAAAATAATGACATAAATGTTTTATTAAATGTTAAAAATAAAAATGATATGTATGTTAATAATAATTATGGTAACATGTATGATACTTGTAATAGTATTTGGTCTTCTATTCATAATCCAGTTGATGAAGATTTATTATTACATTGTTTAACAGATTTTCATGGTATAGTTAAATTTCCAGAGGATAGAACAGAAGATTTTAAAAATAATGTTATATATTCTACTCATAATATTAATGATAAAAATATTTATGACAATATGATTTTACAAATTGAGAATATAGACTATACGATTACCGAATATTATTATTCTACACCTAAACCTATTATTGTTCTAAAAGAAAAAATACCAAATAATTGTTTAAATAAAAAATATATAATTATAAATAATTCTTGTAATTCTAAAATTGAAGAAAAGAAAAAATATTATAACAGAGATTATACTGTTCCTAGAAATAAAAGTTTAACTATTAATTTACAAATATATCATAATAAAATTAAAAATATATTATTACAAAAGAATATAGGTGAAAAGAAAAATATTAAAATATTAGATCTTGCTTGTGGAAAAGGAGGTGATATTGCAAAATGGATAAGTTTTAATAAAAATAATAACAAAAAAATTATAACTAATGTAATTGGTATAGATAAAAATGATGATAATATAAATAATGATTTTGATGGTGCTTGTTCAAGAGTTAAATTTTATAAAAATAAATTTGTTAAATTTGCTGATTTAATTCCTGATATTTATTTTTTAAAAGCAGATTTGCAAAAAAAATTATGGGGAGATGCTATTGCAAATGAAAAAATACATAACAATAAAATTGAAATATTTAAAAAAATTTTTCAAGATACTACTAAACCACCATCTTTTAATTTAATTTCAATTAATTTTGCTTTTCATTATTTTTTTGAAAATGAGTTATCAGTAAATAATATATTAGAAAATATAAATTCAAATTTATCAACGGATGGTATCGTTTATGCTACTTGTTTTGATAAAGAATCTATTTTAAATTTATTTAAGAAAATTACAAAAAATAAAGAAAAAGTTAAAGATGGTTTATTAATAACTAAAAAATATATTATAGGATATAAGAATTCTCAGGAAATATGGAAAATTGAAAAATTATTTTCAAATACTTATAACAAATTTTTAAAAATTAATTTTTGGTCTCATTCTATTGGTACCACAAATTCAGAATATTTAGTAGATTTTACTTATTTAAAAGAAGAAGTTACAAAACATTCTTTAGAATTTATTACAACACAAAAAAACTTTGATACATTAAAAATACCTAATAATAATAATTTATCAGTTGCTGAGAAAGCATTAAGTGATTTATATGTTTATTTTGAATTAAGAAAAAAAAGTATTACTGTTTCTAAAAGTGATAGTAAAAATACTTTATCAACTCATATGGCAAACAATAAACTTGGTGATCAACAAGCAGAAATATTTTTTAATAAAGACAGTAAATATAATATAGACGATAATGATAATGAAAAAGAAAATATTAAATATTATTTAATGAAATATTTAAAGGAAAATAAAAGTAAAATAGATGAGGATGGATTATTAAATAAAAAAGAAAGAGATTCATTAAAATTATATACATTATTAAAATTTTATTCAAAATTAAAAACGAATAAAGAAAATATTATAATAAATTTTTATAAATTTATAATAAATATAAATCGCCCAGAGGAAAATCAAAAATTTGATAAGGCTTTTTGTGAATTTACAGAATTTATAATAGATGAAAATAATGAACTATTAAATGAAATCATTTTAAATAAAGAAATTTTAAATAATAATATTAATGATAGTAGTATTTTTTATAGTATTTTTCATATAATAATATTATTTAATAAAAATTGGGAAATTATAAATAACATTGATGGTATTATAACAAAAATTGGAAATTTAATAAAGAAAATAACAACAGAATTTAAATTTAATGATTTATTTAATTATAAATTAATGCAAAATTTAAAAAATGGAGATAAAATTAGAAATATGAAAGAATTATTTAAGAAATTAAAATTAGATGGTAATTATGAATATTATTTTGAATTTATATTTGGTTACTTAGGAATGAACGCACTACCTATTATTGAAGATATGTTTACATCTAAAAAAACACAAAAAAAAATTACAAAAAAACTACAAAAATTTATGGAAAAGATTAAAATCCGTAAAATTAAAATTTTAATAGTTAAAGACAGTAATTTAAACACATTTTTAAAACCATATCATCAATTATTTGAAATAACATTTTTTTAAAAAATCAATATCATTTATTTAGACCAGTAAATTATAAAACATTTTTTAATAAGATTGATAATTAAAATAAATTTAAAATATAATAATAAAATAAATGAAGTCTATAATTATAATAGGTGCTGGAATTAGTGGAATATCAACATTAAGATGGGCTAAATTTTATAATTTTATTCCAGTTGTTCTAGAAAAAAATGAAAAAATCGGAGGTTGTTGGTTTAATAAATCTTATGAGAATATAAAATTACAAACTACACGAATTTCATATGGATATAGTGATCATAAATATAAAAATAATGTTTCATTATATCCTTCTGGTAAAGATGTTTTGAATTATTTACAAAGTTATTTAGATAAACATAATCTAAATAAATATATTAAATTTAATTGTAAAGTTGAAAAATTATATTGGAATAAAAAAATGTGGGAAATAACCTACACAAATTTAAAGAAAAATATAAAAATAAAACTTTTAAGTAAATATTTAATAATTGCTAGTGGATTTTACAGTGATCCTAAAATACCAAAAATAAATGGAATGAATCAAACAGATATTGAAGTTTTTCATTCTGTAGATTTTTCTAATAATGGTAAATATAAAATGTCATATTTAAAAAATAAAAATGTTATGATTGTTGGTAATGGTCCTACAGGAATAGATATTGCAACAAATTCAGTAAATCATTTTGCGACAAATACTACTATTTTATATAGAACTCCAAGATGGATATTTATGAGACATAAATATGGTATTAGTTTTCATTTTTTTATTAGTAGATTTACATTATTAATGGTTAAAATTTTACCAAAAAAATTATTTATTTCTATTTTATATATATTATATTTAATACCTTTTTTTTTAGGATACCCATTATTAGATATTGAATTACCAAAAACAATAATCACAAGAAAAAATTTAACATTAAATGAACAATTTTTTGATTTTTTAAAAGATAAAAAATTACATTATGAAAAAAATGAAATTAAAAAATTTCATAAAACTTTTTTAGAAACAAAAAATAAAAAATGTTTTAAACCTGATTTGGTTATATTTTGTACAGGTTATGAAGAAAAAATTAATTTCTTAAAACAAACACCTTTATTATATAAAAGAATTTTACCTTTAAATATGCCTAATTGTACTTTTGTTGGTCAATCACCCTCTTTTAATTGGATACAATTATCTGATTTACAAGCTAGATGGTCTTTTAATTATTTTTTAGGAAAAATTAAAATTACAAAAAAACAAATGATAAAAAAAATTAATTATGATAAAAATAATTTAATAAAAGATTTAGATTATTGGGATTTAAGTTATGATGCTTTTTATTATAGTGATGATTTAGCAAATGATTTTAATGTTAAAAATAAAAATTCTATATTTAGTTTTAATTATTGGTTTTCTATTTCTGAAAATGATACATGGAAAAATTAATTTATCTTAATAATTTTAAGTATTCAGACTTATTATTAATTGGTTGATTATATTTTTTACACCAAAGTAAACAATTAATTAATTGTTCACTTTTAATTAATTTTTTTTTTTCATATGATAAGTTTGTGTTGTCCATATAATATAATGTTTTAATAATATGTTCTAATTGTTTTTTTATTATTATTCTATTGTGATATAAAATACAATTTTTAAAATTTATATGAATTTCTATTTCAAATATATTATTTATAAAACACTTTTTTTCATATATTTCCCAATTTTCAATAATATTATATAATTTTTTTAAATAATTTTGTTTTATTCCTAAAAAATTTTTACAAATTAAATATTTTTCGGAATTAGCAGGTCTTGATGTATGAGGTTTTGTTATTATTACTATTTCAAACAAAGTATTTAAAAAATATAATATTTGTAAAGAAAAATTTGTAAAAATATCAAAAAATTTTAATATAAAATGTCCTCCTTTTTTACATATTGTTATAGCACAAATTATTTCACAAAATATTAATCTAAATGATGCTGGTTCTTGATTATTAAAATCTTGTGAATAATCAAAACCACCATCTGCAGTGACAATATCTATTTTATTTAATTTATTTTTACAAAAATATAAAATATTTTTTAAATTGTAGATATTTCCTGTATTATCTAAACCATATGATAAATATATATTTTTTTTTTTTAAAATATTTTTATTTAATTCTGGAATTTTATATTTTGTTGATTTTAAAGTCATACAATAATATTTATCAAATCTTCCATTAAAATCTTTTTTACGAAAATTAATTAAACATTCCAAAAAACCACCAGGTGCTTCACATAAACAAGCTATATTATATATTTTCTTTTCAGTTTTTATCAAATTAATATCTGTTAATATTTCCCACAATTTAAAATAAGCTCTACTAACTGGTTCATAAAAAGTAATAGCTTTTCGTTTATTTACAGATAAAGGTTCATATAAATTTGTATATATTTTTGTTTTATCCCATTTTTTTTCATTATTATCTATTTTCTTTTTATAATTTAATACCATTTTATGTAATTCTTTATCATTTTCTGAATTTATTCTTTTTTCATTTGTTTCTATTTTTATATTTAATTCAATATTATTTAATTCAGGATAATTCAAAAATAAATTTTCTTTTTTTATATTTAACATTATTAAATAATAATATTATTTATTTTTAAATAAAAGAAATATTCAATAAAAATTTCAAATACAATTAAAAAAAAACAAAAATTATTAAAATCTTAATATTAATTTATATATAATGATTAATGCTTGTGATGCTTCTAAAAAATTAAATGAATTCATTTGTAAACTTCCTTTTAGTGAAATACCATGCCAATTGTCTAAACAAAATTCTATTTTCATATGTGATCTTTTTAAACGTTTTGATATTATTTTAGATAATCTAATTCCTAATAAAAATATGTCAACTCAAACAATTATTAATAATATTAAAAATGCAAAAAAAAATATTTCTAATATGCAACAAAATCTTCAAAATATTACTTCTGATGATATTGATATTGTAGATACAAACATTGATGAAACAGTTCAAAATATTGATAATAATATTGTAGATACAAACAGTTTCATCAATAATAATAATAATAATAATATTGTAGATACAAACATTGATGATGAAACAGTTCAAAATATTGATAATAATAATATTGTAGATACAAACATTGATGAAACAGTTCAAAATATTGATAATAATAATATTGTAGATACAAATATTGATGAAACAGTTCAAAATATTGATAATAATAATATTGTAGATACAAACATTGATGAAACAGTTCAAAATATTACTTCTGAACCAAAACATAATATTTCAATAGCAAAAAAAATTACATCTGATATTGCACAAAATATTGATACAGCGAAAAACATTGCTTCTGATATCGCACAAAATATTGATACAGTGAAAAACATTGCTTCTGATATTGCACAAAATATTGATACAGCGAAAAAAATTTCCTCTGGTATTATGGAAAAAACTACAGCTATTACTAAAAATATTACTAAAAATATTACTGATAATCTAGTTAATAATTTAAATCCAATAAATATTATTAAAAATACTACTGATTTTACAAAAAAGAATATTAAAAATATTACAGGATTTGCAAAAGATAATATTAAAAATGCTACTGATATTACTAAAAATATTACTGATAATATTGTTTCATTATCTGAAAGTCAAAAAAATATTATGAATGATATAAAAAATTCAAAAAAAGAATTATTTCAAAATATAGTTAATTCAAAAAAAGAATTTAAAAAAAATATTAAAGATTCAAAAAAAGAATTAAAAAAAAATATTAAACATTCAAAACAAAATCTTAAAAAAATTTTTAAAGGTGGTAATTTAAATATTCCTCCTTTTAAAACATTTAAAAAGGATATGTTAAAACTTAATTCTAATTTTACTCAAAAACAAATTATTAAAGGATATAAATTATTACAACAAATATAAATATTAATTAAATTATTAAATTAATTAATAATCTTGTCTAATAGCAATCGCAATTGGAAATCGAGGAATACCTGCTTTTGTGAGTTCTTGAAATCGAACAGTAACTTTTTTTCCAATTGATTCTGATGCATTTTTAAAAAGTTCTCTACGATATTCTAGACTACCCTTTGGAGTTGCCCGAAATTTTTTTTTATCTTTACCATTAGTTTCACATTCCCATATAGGAGTTTGTTTCATACTTCCCGTACCTTCGAAATATCCACAAATAAAAAATTCTTCGTCCAAAAATTCTTTAAATTTTTGTAGATTTTTACTTCTTTTATCAAGTTCATAATAAGATTTAATATTACGTAGCATTAAACCTTCATAATTTTTTTTTACAAAAATATCGTGTTGTTTTTTAATTTCATCTTTTTGTGATATTAAAATAGTTTCTACAGTTTTTAAATTATCACCTTTTACATTTTCATTTATTAATTTTAATCTTTCATCATATGGCATTTTCATATTAATTTGAAAGCAATCATATATATGATAATTTATTAAGTCCATTTTTTTTTTTTCAGTATTATCTAAATTTGTTTTAAGTCTACAAATTCCAGCAATTAATTCAAATGGAATGGCATCAGTGTATAATTCACCATCAAAGTAAAAATTTTTTGGTAATTTTTCTAAAATAGGTTTTAAATTACTTCTAATTTTATTTAAATTATTATATTCAACCATTTGACGAGATTGTAAAACAACTTCTCCATTTTTTAGATATGAAATGCATCTTAATCCATCTAGTTTCGGTTGAACATAGCAGGGTAGTTTGATTTTTACTGACCTTGATTTTTTATCTAAATCTTTTATATCAAATTTAGACGCTAGCATTGGTCGTAAGATTATTGAAATTTTGGCAGCATTTTTATCTTGAAGATATCCATTTTTTTTAATTTTAGCATTCATTTTACTAGTTGCATCAGAAATTGCTTGTTCAGTTTTTGTTTTTTTACCTTTACCTTTTTTAATTTCTTTTTGAGTTATAACCATTTTCCCACCTTCAGTTCCTCTGGTAGTTTCTAGATAAATTTTATCATCATCTTCATCTTTAATTACATTAATGTTCCAAACATTAAATTTATTTGATTTAGATTTTTTATATAATACTGGAAATTTTTTCAAAATTGTCATCATTTTTTTGTTAATATTTTATAAATTCTATTTTTTTAAATCAAATTTTTTTTTTTTTTTTATTAAATTTATTTATTGTTTTTTATAAAAGAAATTAAAGATATTAATTCTTTTATTAAAACAATAAATTTAATAAAAAAAATAGAAATTATGAATTTTAACTTGATTCTTCTTATTCCGATTCTGATTCTAATTCCGATTCTGATTCTGATTCTAATTCCGATGATTCTTCTTCTGATTCTGCTGCTGTTTTATTACTTAATCTTTCTGAACGTCTAGCAGCAAATATTTCAGCTCTACCTAATCTTGTATTTATAGTTCCCTCTTTTCCATCTGTTGATGTTACACAATTAGAATCCCTACTTTTTTGTCTTATTGAACTTCTTCTTCCTTCTTTATAAATTAAAGATCTTAAATATAATCCATTATTTGCTACTTGTTCCATATCTTTTTCTAAAGTAAATTTACTTATTCTTTCTTTAAAAGCCTTCGGACCTATATTTTTTTCATTTTTTACAGGAACATCAGTTCTTCCACTTGTTTCATTTAAAGTGCTGCAATTAAGAGTTATATAAATACCTTTTCCTAATTTATCCATTATTTCACTCATTAATACACTTTTTCCGCTACTTGCTCTTTTACGTTTTTTTTTTGGACCTTCTTCATATTTTGGTAATCTAGATACAATTAACTTAGTTATATTATTATACTTTTTTTTTAATTTTTTTAATTTTTTACTTCCATTCCATGCGTTAGAATCAAGAATTCCAATATTTATTAATCTATTTCTCATATCTTCATTTGTTTCTAATTTTCGAGTTGTCTCTAAATAATCAAAGTTATATTCTGGTAATTTCTCATTGAATTTTTTATTTATGATTGGATATATTCCCATTACCCATGTATATTCATCACCATCAATATCATCATAAAAATAAAAAGATTTATTAGAATAATAACCAGTTGGGGGAAAATAATGAGCACTTAATTGTTCCTTTTTGTCACAAATAGTATTAAAATATGTTTTATGACTAAAGACTGTTTGTTTAAATTTTGCTGGATTTTTCTTTGCATCATTTACAATTTGATTTTCCATTTTTGAGCAATATGCAACTGTTCCTGGAGCTGAATTATATAATATAAAAGTATTTTCAGGATTTTTTCTAAAAAAAGGAGAAGCATCTACATGTTCAGGATAAGTGTCTGAAGAAATTCTTGATTCTATAACTTCAAATTTTTTATTTATGGTCGCACTGGCGTTAGTGGCGGTGGCGTTAGGTTCTCTAACCGTTAATGGTGTTGAAAACTCTCCATGACAAATTATTATATAAATTGGAGTGTCAATATTATTCAATATTTTAATTTCGTTTCTTAATTTCAAGATCATATTATTATCATAATTCTCAAAATAACATTTTCAAGAAGTTTTGATTTTATATCAAACTTTTTATCATAATTATACATTTTATTATTTGAATACTTAGTTAATTTTGATTTTACTTGTAAACGTGTCTGTCTTTCACTTCCTCCTTTTAAATATTTTAAATAATTAAATAAAATACTTTTACCAATTCTACCATATATATAAACTTTTCTGTTTGTTTTAGGGTTTATAATGTAATTATAAATCATTTTAATATATATATATATATATATTACAATATATATTATATAAAAATTTAAAAAAAAAGATTTAATTTTATGAATATTTAAAAGCTACATTTTCTTCTTCATCATCTTCATAGACTTCAATATTTAAATCTTTTATTGTATTATTTACAGCATTTTTCCAATTTATTTGTTTAACTCCTTTATTTATTTGTTTTAAAATTTCTATTTCTAAATAATCTGAAAATTTTTTTGATTTATATTTTTTTGTTATTTTTTTTATACGTTTTTTATGATAATTTGAAAATTTAACTATTTTTTGATTTTTTAATTTTGTTTGATTTGTTTTTAATATTTTGTTTAAATCTTTGTTAGATTTTTCAGAAAAATTACAATATAAATTTTTATTATTAATACAATATTGAGATATAATTGCTCTTATATGTTTATATGTTAATTTTTGAATATTTGTTAATTTTACTAATTGATAAATAATATCTGCTAAATTTTCAATATCTCCAGCATTAAATTCAAATAATGTTTCCTTATTATTTTTAAAAATCTTTATTAAATAATCTAAAATTTTATCATTAGTTCCAAAATATTTTTTACTAAAATCTTTTTCTTTATCATTTAAAAATTTACATAATAAAGCAGTTAATTCTTCTACAGTATAATCGTTTAAAGAAATTTTAAAAGGAAATCTTCTTGGCATTCCTTGATTTATAGTCATAAAATTTTCTAACATTTCTTTTGGATAACCTGCTACAATTACACATATTTTACCTACATATTCTGATAAAAAAGCTACCAATTCTGTTATTACTTCTTCTCCATAAGCATCCCAACCTCCACTAGATGGGTCAGGTGTAGCTAATTGATATGCTTCATCAATAAACATAACATTTTCAATATTTTTAGACAATCTTGCACGTGTTTTTGGTGCAGATTGTCCCATATATTGTCCTATTAAACTTTGACTTGATATTATATCAATTGTTTTATCAGATGCTCTTAATAAAATACCTAAATGACCTAAAACATTTGCTATTATTTTTCCATATCTTGTTTTTCCTGTTCCAGCATTACCATATAACATAATATTTAAATAACGTTTTGTAAATGATGTAGGATCATTTGCAAAACCTTTTATAATTGAAACTAATAAATTATTTATTGCAAATCGAGAATCTATATCAGAAGATAAATCTTTTTGTTTACAATCTTTTAATGAAGAAGTTATTTTTTGTATTTCTTTTATTAATTTTTTATATTTTTTTTTATATTTTTTTAATAATTCTTCATCAGTAAATAATTCCAATGATTCCCCTAAATATTTTATTTCTGTAAATTGAGATAGATAATAAATTGTTGGTTTTTTATATAACATAACTTTATCCCTCCATGGAGTTCCACTTGATGTACTTGCTCTTCCTTCTTTAAAATTAACTTTTATTCTTTCTGTTGTAGCACCATCTTTTAAAGATTTAGAACCTTTTTTTATACTACTTGCTGAATAAACTAATTTAGAATGCCATAAAGCTTGCCCTACATTATTAATTAAAAATTCTATAAAATTATCTCTTAAAGTTTCTATTTTTATATCTCCTGCTTTTGTATATTCTTTAATTATTGATGAAATTGCTTTTAATTCTTCTTTTAAACCATTAAATTTGGGCATTACAGTATCTAAATCTCCTAGATTTACATTTCCAATTCCAAGATTTTCAAAACCACCATTTTTTAAAAATGGAAGATAACTTTCTAATTCTTCATATAATTTTAAAAATATTTCATTTAATTCATTTTTATATTTTATTACTTTCTTATTTACATTTGTTTTATAAGATATAAATAATTTATAAAATAAATTATTTTCATTTTTTGTTCTTAATTTTTTTAAAACATCTGGTCCTTTAATTTCGTTTACTTCCTTTAGTGCAGATATTAATTCTTTTTCTAAATCTTTAATTGTTACATCAAATCCCAAATCTGAATAACTTTGTGTTAATACTTTTTTTTGTTCTTTATTACTTAATTCACGAAAAGGTATTGTTGAAATTATTGTCCGATTATCAATTGTAGTTTCAGGTATTATTGTTTCTTTTGTTGCTCCTCCTTTAAATTTCAAATTTAAAAGATATTTTTTAAGTAAATATTTACCTTTTTTAGTATAAATAGATACTTTTTTTTTGGTTTTTGGATTAATTATAAAATTCATTTATAATTAATAGTTAAGAAAAAAATTAAAATATTAATAATTTTTAAAAGTAACCATCCCTGCTTTTATATATTTCTCTTTTACAGAATTTTTTAAATTTTCAATTAAATGTTTTTTTACATCTAATTGTCTTTGTGCTGTTTTAACTTCTTTTTTATATTTCTTTTCAATATTATCCCATTGTTTATCTTTTGGGTCAATATCTGATTGTCTTTGTTCTTGAATTTCTTTTAATCTTTTAGATGCTTCAACTGGATTAAACATACAAGGTAATGGAATATTTTTTGTTAGATATTTTTTATCTTTTTTATACTTCTTTTCTTTACTTTTTTCAAATTTTATATTTTCATTTTGTTTATAATCATCAATATTAACAACACCTTTTTTTATTAATTCATTTACCATAAATAATTTTAAATTATCTTTAGTCTCCCACACACCTTCATTATTATTATATGTTTTTGCCATTGTTCTTAATAACATTAAATTATGATTTTTTTTAAATTCAGAAAAATGTTTTAATTTTATTTGTTTTGCTACCATCTGTGCTAATGTTTTACTATCATTTATTAACTTATTCATATCAATATAAGTAGTATCTTCTTTTCCATAAGAATTTACTATAAAATAATTATGCATTGTCATATTAATTTTTAAAGATTCTTTTAAATTTTTGCCTTCTTTTGCTAAAATTTTATTTGTTGTTATTAATTCATTTTTACTTAATCTTTCTTCTTCTAATTTTAATTTTGAATCTTTATTTTCTAATTCTAATTTATTTATTTTTATTTTATATTTTTTTAATGTTATTTCTAAATCTTTTTTTTCTTTATCTATTTTAGTTTTATAATCTAAAACTTGAATTTTTATTTTACAAATTTTAAAATGACTGTTTAAGCTATTCTTGTTTGAATATTCTTTATTACAATATTCACATTTATATATTTGTTCAATATTGTTATTTGTAGAAATAATATTATTTGTTTTTTTTGTACAAGGATTTTTACGACTTTTATGATTTAGAAAATGATATTTTTTATTAGTTGTGTATCCACAAATTTCACATTTATATTCAACTTTTTTTCTTCCCATTTTATTTTATTT